TGGGTATACCTGTGCAAGAATTCACACCGGGTAAAGGGCAAGACAAAATTGCCCGCTTGAACGCAGTATCAGACATAATCGCTTCTGGGAAAGTGTGGGTTCCCGATACTCGTTGGGCTGAAGAATTGGTTGATGAGATTGGGGCGTTCCCGTCAGGCGAGCATGATGACTTGGTTGACGCGACAACACTTGCTTTAATGCGCTTTAGGCAAGGTGGATTCCTCCGACTTCCTAGTGATGAACTAGACGAAGTTAGATTGTTTAAATCGGGCAGACGCGCGGCGTACTACTAAGGATTAATATGGCTACAAGTTCAATGGAAAAAAGTTTATATGCAGCACCTCTTGGTATAGAAGAAGAACTAGGTGGCATATCCGACATTGAGATTGAGATTGAGAACCCAGAGGGTGTTCGCATTGGCATGGATGGCCTAGAGATAGAAATCGAGCCCGGCATAGAGGGCGAAGAAGAAAAGTTTGATTCCAACCTTGCTGACTTTATGGACGACAGCGAGTTGCAAAGCATTGCTGAAGACATCATGGGCGACGTGGACGGAGACATCAATTCCCGCAAAGACTGGGTTGAGATGTTTGTCAAAGGACTAGATGTTCTGGGGATGAAGTATGAAGAGCGTACTGAACCGTGGCTCGGTGCTTGCGGTGTTTTCTCAACTGTCCTTACCGAAGCCGCTGTACGGTTCCAGAGCGAGACTATCATTGAAACGTTCCCTGCTGCGGGCCCGGTCAAAACCGAGATCATCGGCGCAATTGATAAACTTAAAGAGCAGGCGGCGGAGCGTGTCAGAGAAGACATGAATTATCAGCTTACTGAGGTAATGTCTGAGTATCGCCCTGAGCATGAGCGCATGTTGTTTAATTTAGGTCTGGCTGGCTCGGCGTTCAAGAAAGTTTACTACGACCCAGCGCTTGGTCGTCAGACTTCGGTGTTTATTCCTGCTGAAGACATTATCATTCCTTACGGCTCCTCTGGTGCACGTACAGCAGAGCGCGTGTCTCACATCATGCGCAAGACAAAGAACGATGTAAAGAAGTTGCAAGTTGCGGGCTTCTACCGTGAGATTGAGTTAGGTGAGCCTGCTCAAGTACACACAGACGTTGAGAAGAAAAAAGCCGATGAGCAAGGCTACAGCTTGACGGACGACGACCGCTATCAGATTTATGAAATCCAGATTGATTACAACTTACCCGGCTATGAAGATGAAGATGAGATTGCTCTTCCGTACATTATCTCTATTGATAAAGGCACAAACAAAATCCTCTCTATCTACCGCAACTGGGAAGAAGAAGACGATCTCAAAATTAAGCGCCAGCATTTTGTCCAGTACGATTACATACCCGGCTTTGGTGCTTATGGCTTTGGCTTCATACACCTTATTGGTGGCTATGCCCGGGCCGGTACATCTCTTATTAGGCAACTCATTGATGCTGGCACATTGAGCAATTTGCCCGGTGGCTTGAAGACCCGTGGCTTGCGAATCAAAGACGACGATACCCCAATCTCTCCCGGTGAGTTCCGTGACATGGACGTGCCCTCTGGTTCGATCCGTGACAACATCATGGCTCTGCCATACAAAGAACCATCACAGGTTTTGGCGGGACTCTTAGACAGAATCACTGAAGAAGGTCGCCGACTGGGTTCTGTTGCTGACATGAAGGTCAGTGACATGAGTGCCAACGCACCTGTTGGTACAACGCTGGCTATTCTTGAGCGTCAGTTGAAGACTATGTCTGCTGTGCAGGCTCGTGTGCACTACTCGATGAAGCAAGAGTTTAAGCTCTTGAAGAACATCATCCGTGACTATGCACCGAGCGAGTATGAGTATGACCCAGCCAGCGGTGACCGCATGGCCAAGCAGTCTGACTACGATGCAGTTGATGTCATTCCAGTAAGCGACCCCAACAGCGCGACGATGGCTCAGCGCATCATGCAGTACCAAGCTGTGATCCAGTTGGCGCAGCAAGCACCGCAGATCTATGACTTGCCGCAGTTGCACCGACAGATGATTGAAGTGTTGGGCATCAAGAACGCTGACAAGCTCGTGCCCACAGAGGACGACGAGAAGCCGAAAGATCCAATCAGCGAGAACATGGGCTTCCTCAAAGGCGAGCCAACCCGTGCGTTTATCTATCAGGATCAAGACGCGCACATCGCTGTGCATACAACGTTTATGAAGGATCCGATGATTGCGGCAACGATGGGTCAGAATCCCATGGCTCAGCAGATGATGGCTGCCATCCAAGCGCACATTGCAGAACACTTAGCGTTCTCATACCGCCGCAAGATCGAAGAGCAGATGGGCGTGCCACTTCCCCCACCCGGAGAGCAGTTGCCAGAGCAGGTGGAAGTTCAGTTGTCTCAGTTGGTTGCGCAAGCATCCGCTCAGCTTCTCAATGCAAACATGGCTCAGGCTCAACAAGCGCAAGCTCAGCAAATGCAGCAAGACCCGCTCGTGCAAATGCAGCAGGCAGAACTCCAGATCAAGGCGCAAGATGCCAAGACCAAAGAGCTCAAAGTACGTGGCGACTTGCAGCTTAAAGCCGAGGAGCTATCGCTCAAGGCACGCGAGAGCGCAGCCAAGACGGGTGAAGATCCAAACATGGCGGCGATGCGTATGCAGCAAGAGATCATGCAGGCGCAGGAGTTACACGCCCTAGAAGTTGCAAATCAACAACAGCAGCAACAAGTTCAAGCTCAACAAGCCCAGCAACAAATGGGGCAGGGCGACCAGCGACACAAGATGGAGATGTTGCAGAAAATGATGCAGGCAAAACAGCAAGCCCAACAACCGCCCGGTGAAGGATAAATATGGACAGAAGAATCCTAGATTTGCTCTCCTCTAAACTTGAAGAGCATCGTAAGAGTCAAGCTGAAGTTTTGTGTGATGGTAGCGCGAAATCCTACGATCACTACAAAGAACTGTGCGGTTTTATCCGAGGTCTCCAGACTGCGCAGTATGAAATAGGTGACCTCGTGCGTAAACTTAAGGACTCTGAAGATGACTGAATTTGATGTTAGTGCGGTAGATTTATCGGCGGTACTCAATGTATCCGCTGAAGAAAAAGCCAAACAAGTGCCCGATCCAGCGACGTACCATATTCTGTGTATGTTGCCCAAGGCCGAAGAGGAGTTTAGCGAGACTGGGATTTTGAAGTCTGCTACTGCTATGTATCACGAGGAGCTTTTATCCCCCGTGTTGTTTGTGGCCAAGATTGGCCCCGATGCGTTTGGAGACGCCACCAGATTTCCGTCTGGCCCAAGCTGCAAAGTTGGTGACTTTGTGTTAGTGCGTCCTAACACGGGAACCCGCATGAAGATTCACGGTACAGAATGGAGACTCATTAATGATGACTCTATTCAAGCGGTTGTACAAGACCCCCGTGGCATTCAACGTCCCAACTAAGGAGTAAATTATGGCCAAAGACGAAGAATATAAATTCCCCGATGAAATAGAAACTAAAGCTGGCAAAGAAGAAAAAGTCGAGTACGAGATTGAAGGCGAGACGGAAGTCGAGGTAATAGACGACACTCCTGCGCAAGACCGTGGGCGTAGCCGCATGGAAGAGCCCCCCAAGGACTTTGCCGAGGATGAACTAACTAAGTACGATGAGGGTGTGCGCAAGCGCATCCAGCATTTTACAAAGGGTTACCACGAAGAACGCCGTGCTAAAGAATCAGCAGAGCGGGAGCGAGAAGAAGCCCTGCGTATTGCACACGCTGTGGTTGAGGAGAACAAAAAGCTTAAAGGCTCTTTGAATACTAACCAGCAAGCTCTGCTAGAACAGGCCAAACGAGTAGTTGGTAACGAAGTCGAAAAGGCTAAGGCCAGATACAAAGAAGCCTATGAAGCAGGTGACTCAGACGCTGTTGTAGATGCTCAGGAAGCATTGATTTCCGCTAAATCTAAGATGGAGCGCGTGAACAATTTTAAGCCTGCCCCTTTACAAGAGCAAAAAACTCAGGTACAAATACCACAACAAGTTACAAAACAGCCGCCCGTAGACCAAAAAGCTATGGCGTGGCAATCAGAAAATAGATGGTTTGGCGCTGATGATGAGATGACTAGCTTTGCACTTGGACTCCACACCAAGCTAGTTAAATCTGGAGTTGATCCTCAGTCCAACGAGTATTACGAGAAGTTAAATTCTCGGGTTAGACAAGTTTTCCCAGATCAGTTTGAGTCTGAGAGATCGGTGAATGCGCCAACTTCGCCGAAAAGATCAAACGTTGCACCTGCAACCCGTAGCACAGCGCCTAAAAAAATCGTGCTTACGCAGACACAGGTGAATATCGCCAAGCGGCTTGGAGTTCCTTTGGATCTCTATGCTCGTAAGGTTGCGGAAGAACAGTTAAGGAAATAAAATGGAAAAGTCAACACGTTTAGCACGAGAGCTCGATACCCGCGAAAAGATGGAACGCCCAAAACATTGGATGCCTCCTCAACTTCTACCCGATCCGAATCCGGAAGAGGGTTATGCGTTTCGCTGGATCCGAATTGCTTCGTTAGGCAAAGACGACGCCACTAATATTTCTGGAAAACTACGCGAAGGCTGGGAACCCGTTAGGGCTTCTGACCACCCTGAGATTCGTATGTTTGGTTCTAGCGGCAACGCAAGGTTCCCAGACAGCGTTGAAGTGGGCGGTTTGTTGCTTTGCAAAACACCTGTGGAATTTACTGAACAACGCAATTCGTACTATCGCAATCAAGCGGAAGCACAAATGCAGTCAGTAGACAACACTTACATGCGCGAGAATGACCCACGGATGCCTATGTTTAAAGAACGTAAGTCTACGGTCACTTTCGGAAAAGGTACTTAAATTTTTTTGGAGACTTAAATGTCAATGACCAATACTCCCTATGGCCTAAAAGCCATAAATCGTAACGACGGTATGCCTTATGCCGGTGCTACGAGTCAGTTCTTGATTGACCCAGCAGGTCTTAATTCCAACTTGTTCTTTGGACAAGCTGTAATTATCAATGCTGCGGGTTATATCGCTTTGTCTACCGCTACCGGCGCAGACTTAACTACCAATAACCTTGGTGGCGACAGTATGGGTGCTTGGGGCGTGTTTGTTGGTGCATCCTACATTAACGCACAAGGCCAGCAGATTTACGGTCAGTACTACCCCTCCGGCACAACCGGCGTGGTGACTGCATACGTTATCACTGACCCTAACGTGACGTTCCAAGCTCAATTGGATGGTCAAGTTACTCAGGCCGCTCTTGGCGCAAACACTTTCTTTGCTGCTGCACAGTCTACTTCTACAGGTAATACCCGTACAGGTAACTCTACCAGCGCCTTGGAAAGTTCAGTTGTAACGACTGCTGCTGCGTTCAAGATCATTGGTTTCGCTTCCCCATTGACCGACACATACACTGAAGTGTTTGTGAAGTTCAATCCCGGCGCTTCCGCTTTCACTAACGCCGTTGGCATCTAAGGAGCTAAATCATGGCTATTTCACGCGCACAACTGCTCAAAGAATTACTCCCCGGCTTGAACGCTTTGTTCGGTCTTGAGTATGCTAAATACGGCGAAGAGCACAAAGAAATCTACGAAACAGAGTCATCTGAGCGTAGCTTTGAAGAAGAGACAAAGCTGTCTGGCTTTGCTGCCGCACCAGTCAAAAACGAGGGTTCTGCCATCGCTTATGACAATGCACAGGAAGCATTTACTGCACGTTACACTCACGAAACCATTGCGATGGGTTTTGCCATCACAGAGGAAGCTGTGGAAGATAACTTGTACGACAGCCTGTCTTCACGTTATACCAAGGCTCTGGCCCGTGGTATGGCTTACACCAAGCAGGTTAAAGCCGCTTTTGTGTTGAACAACGCCTTTGCTGGCGGCCCAACATACGGCGACGGCGTGGTGCTTTGCTCTACTGCTCACCCCTTGGTTTCTGGTGGTACTAACAGTAACACTCCATCTACTCCTTCCGATTTGAACGAGACTTCTCTTGAGAATGCCGTTATTCAAATTGCCGCTTGGACAGATGAGCGTAGCTTGTTGATTGCCGCTAAGCCTAAGAAGTTGGTTATTCCACCTGCTCTGCAATTCGTTGCTACTCGTTTGCTAGAAACTGAACTTCGTGTTGGTACAGCAGACAATGACATCAACGCTTTGAAGAACAATGGTTCTATCCCTGATGGCTACTGCGTTAACCACTATTTGACAGACACCAATGCTTGGTTCCTGTTGACAGACGTGCCTAACGGTTTGAAGCACTTTATCCGTACCCCCATGTCTACAGGCATGGACGGTGACTTTGACACAGGTAACGTTCGTTACAAAGCCCGTGAGCGTTATAGCTTCGGCGTGTCAGATCCACTAGGTATCTTCGGTTCACCCGGAGCTTAATATTTTTTAGGAAATATTTGAAGGGGGGCCTTGTGCCCCCTTTTCTTTTGTTGTATATTGTATTTAACCCGGGCTTTCCGGTGTATCAAACTGTCCCGGCAGACGACATACCGATTGATGCACTTAACTTGTATGTAAGGACGCATATCATGGCACGTACTTCTTTTTCGGGCCCAGTCAGGGCTGGCTATCAGGGCGGCACAGCGGCTGCACAACAGCCACTTACTCCCACAACCATCAATACCGGTACTGTAATTTCAGTTAATGAGGGAACGGCAACTTCTGGTTTCTATTCCCGTGTAATGCCAACCACAGGTTTTGGCTCAAGCAGCTACTTAACCCCCGGTGAGGCTTTTTCTGTATTTGGACGTGTCCAATGCGGCACTCCTTTTGCTGTGGCTCCTTCTACTACTTTCAACCATATGGCTGGTACAGTAGGTGAGTTTGCAGTTATTGGCACATATGCTAACAACGGCTTGATGGCGGGTGTGATGGGTATCATCAATACCAACACTTTGTCCGGCGATGCTGCTGTGATGGCCTTTATGGATGGCGACTCTGGTTTAACAACTGCCCGCGCAGCTTTTGGTGTTGCTATGGCTCAGACCACAGCCGGTTCCGGTTTTGAGTATGGTATTGACTTGAAAATCCAAGACCCCGTTCTTGATGGTGGTGGCCCTTCTAGCGTCTATCCTTACTCCAAAGCCAACATCCGCATGGAAGATGATGTTGTGGTGATGGTTAACACAGGTGTTCCTACTGACGGTACAACGGGTGACAACTTTGCTGGCCCCGGCTCCATGTACATTGACAGCACCGCTGGAAACTTGTATCTCCAGACAGCGGTAATTACCAGCCCAGTTTGGAAATTAGTCACTCGCGCTGCCTGATGTTGACGCACAAAGACCCAGAGGTTCAGGCAATGCTTGGACTTCTGGAAAGCCAAAGAGATCACGCTATGGGACTTGTAGCGGCAATGGCCAAAGAAAATGCGGAGTTAAAAGCCCGCATGTTAGACGCACCAAAACCGGAGCAACAACATGACGATGCAGTATGACGTAAAGTCGTATCACAACACAGTATCAGGCGTGGCTGTTCCTTATCGCACG